CACCGCCTGGGTGAAGACCCACGAACCCGCGCCGGTTGAGAAAACCCACAAGGTAATCCCCGGTCTCAAATGCACGCTGCACCCCTTCCAAGCTGAGGGAGTCGCCAGGATCGACGGTTTCCATGGTCGTGCTTTACTTGCCGATGATTGCGGCCTCGGGAAGACTGCGCAGGGTATCGCATGGCTCCAACTCCACAAGGATGCGCGCCCCGCTGTCATCCTCTGCCCCTGCGCTGTCAAGGAAATGTGGGCGGCAAAGGTCGCGGAATGGATGACCGATGAAACCAGCATCATCTTGAGCGGCAAGCCGGGGAAGACCGCCACATTCACCACTCAGCAAACCGGCAAGAAGAATCCCGCTGGCCCCATCTACATCCTGAACTACGACATCCTCGGCAACAAGATCGAAACCACGGTGAGAGAGGATGGCGTCAAGAAGCGCAAAGAGGTTGAGAACACGGGGTGGGTTGATTGGCTGCTCACTAAAACCCCACGGGTGACGATTGCTGATGAAGCCCACTATGTTCGTAATCCAAAGTGTGGGCGGGGGTTGGGCGGCGCCAAGCTGATGAAAGCCACCCCCAACGCCATCTGTCTCACCGGCACCCCCATCGTCAATCGGCCCGCTGAGTTCTTCCCGATCCTGAATACGTTGGTTCCCCACCAGTTCCGCAATTTCTTCAAGTTCGGGAAACGGTACTGCGGGGCACGGCATAACGGGTTCGGGTGGGAGTTCAAAGGAGCCTCCAATCAAGCCGAACTCCACGACGTCCTCACCAAAACCGTGATGATCCGGCGGCTAAAATCTGAGGTGCTGAAGGAGCTGCCCGCCAAGGTCCGCGCTGTGGTGCCGCTGGCTGTTGAAGCCAAGTACATGCGGGAGTATCTGCGGGAGGAACGGGAACTTGCCGAACTGGTGTCTACAAACAAATTATTGGCGATCTCTAAAATGATTGCATTAAAGCAGGCGGCAACAAGGTGTAAAATGGAAGCCGCCTGCCAATGGATTGAGGACTTCCTGGAAACCGGAGAAAAGCTGGTTGTATTCGTCCATCATCGTTTCGCCGCCGATGCCATCCGGGAGCGGTTCGGCAAAATTACAAAAATAGCGGAAGTGACGGGGCAAACAAAAGGAAGTCGGCAAGCACAAGAAGATATGTTCCAGAGTGACCCTGACTGCCGGTTGTTCCTGGGGAGCAAGGCCGCGAAGGAAGGGTTGACGTTGACGGCGGCTTCTAACACCGCGTTCCTGGAGTTGTTTGACACCCCTGGGTACATGGCGCAAGCTGAAGACCGCGTCCACCGCATCGGGCAGGAGGACAGCGTCACCGCCTGGTATCTAGTGGCGGCAGGGACAATTGAGGAAGACAACGCGGCGCTGCTGGACTCCAAGCTGCAAGTGCTGGCGCAGGTCGTGGATGGGCGAGAAGCCCAGGACGAAGAACTGATAACTGCTTTGCTGGCTGCCGTGGTGAAGCGCAACGAAGTGAGGGATTAAAGATGAGCGAAATGTCAAAAGCGTATATCGCGGTTAAACGCCGACTACGCGAAGAATTAGATGTTGATCAATTGATGCTTGCCAAGACATATTTTAAAGCGGGATGGGAAGCTCGCGAAATCCTGATTAACAAGCGGATAGCGGAAATAGAGAAAGCCGCCACGCTGAAAGAGCGTAAAAGGTGCGCCATAATATGTGACAACAATGGGTTGAATAGCAGCTCCCCAAGTAATTTCGCGGATAATTGTGCAGCAGAAATAAGGAGAGGACAATGAGCCGACCATACGACGCCAACGACTACACCGGAGCCACCGGGAATTGGGGCGGCCACCGGGAGAACCCACCACCATACTGCCCGAAACAATTCCAGGACGCCAAGACCAAGAGGCGATGGGTGGATAACGTGCTGTGCCATCGGGTGAGCTGCGGAGAGGAGATGCAGAAGCAGTGCGTAGCTGATACGAAGAGCGGGGTATTTGATATTGCCCCCGAGGCGGTCGAAGAGCAGCCGGGTGGCAAGCATTATGTGCCGATGTCCAAGCGGGCGGCTATGGTGCGGGTACGGGTGCGGAAATGAAACCCCGCCAAGTATTCGACGCCCTCAAGTTCTTCCAGGACCACCGCGTCGATTTCCGCACCGCTGGCAACAGCCATTGCTCCCCCGGCTGGATTCAGATCCACTGCCCGTTCTGCCCCGGCGAAAAGGATTATCACCTCGGCGTCAACGTCAACACGGGGTCATGGAATTGCTGGCGGTGCGGGAGGCGTAAACTTGGCGACGTGTTAAAAGCGATTCTGGGCGCCTCTCCCGCTCTTTTATCCCAGGTAAGGGCAAAGTATGGGGGCACCCCTAAAAACGCGTTACAGACCGTTGTAGCCCCCAAGAAAGAGGGCTCAGTTAAATGGCCACCAGGGGTCGTCGAAACGCCGCCGAAAAAAGCCGTGGATTATCTCGTCGGCAGAGGGTTCGACGCCGAGGCGTTGGCGGCCACCTGGGGGCTGCGGTTCACCGGGCCGACTGGTGCCTACAAGTTCCGCGTCATCGCCCCCATCTACCACGACGGGCGGATGGTGAGCTTCCAAGGCCGCGACTACACCGGGAAGGCGGAGCTGCGATACAAGGCTTGCCGCAAGGAGGACGAGACCAGGGACCACAAGGAATGCTTATATGGTTCTTGGTTGGTGACTGGCTCCAGGGTGGTAGTGGTGGAGGGTATCGCGGACGCCTGGCGGCTAGGGCCGGGGGCAGTAGCTACCTTTGGAATCTCCTACACCACCGCCCAGCTCCGTTTACTGGCTGCCTACAAGGAAGTGGTGCTGGTTTTTGATAGCGACCCGCAGGCGATACGGCAGGCGGAGACGCTGGGGTTCTGCTTGAAGAACCTGAACCCAGCCATCGTGGTGCAGATCGTAGAGATTGAGGGCGGCGACCCCGGCGAGCTATCGCAATGGGATGCCGATAAATTGATGTTTGATCTGATTGGGAGGAAGGATTGATGCTCCACACCGAAATGAAAGAGGCTGTCGGAATACCCACTGCAAACTGTTTGACATGCTCCCATTTAGGTTCTGAAGATGACGGCGGCTATCCAGAATATGCGGTTTCTTGGTCTGTTTGTCGCAAGTTCAAACGGTATGAATTCTTGAAACCATTCCCTTTCAAAACAGAACAAAAATGTTGGGAGCCCGAATTCTGGCACTCTAAATTTACCAAGCTGATAAAGAGCGGGAACACGAAGAAGTTATGGCCGCAATAGATGAATTTGTGAAAGCCCGCAATATAGTACGCAATATGGGAGGAAGACTTGATGTCAAATGATGATCCACTGGTGGCTTGTATTTGTCCGTTCTGCAAGGTCGCCCATGACGTGCGGATGTTCTGGACTGGAAATGGAGTGCCCCGTATCTACTGTAAGCTCTGCCAGAAGCGGGTTGGCAGGGAGTCGAGTGGCACCGGAATAAAGAGACAGAGCAAGGTCGGGCCTCATATTGGTAACAACTAACTACCCGGAATCATTGTAAAAATATTCCGCTTTATTTATTTTTAAAAATATATTATTATGCGAATGTTTTAAGGAGAAGGCCGGGGGCGCTCGGCAGACGAAAGTTGATGGGGTGGTCGGGTTGCTTCCCAGCAATCCAACATCAGGCCACCCCGCTTCTCTATTTTTCATAACTCTTTTGATGAGGGGGCCCGCCATGCCAGCTTTACGCGATCTTAGTACTACCCCATCAGAACACGTTCTTTTCATCGAAAAAGAACCACTCCGTTTCTTTCGCACTTCATTCCCCCGCCGACAAAGCAAGCACCTAATTAGCCTTTACTATACATTATGTATGCTGGAAGATGATGAGGTGAACCTGTGCCAACATTGGAATGCTTTTGTAAAAACAATATCCCAGAACATTGGAGTGGGAGTAGAAACGATCCGGCCATATGTTAACGCAATGTACGATGCGGGTGTCTTTAAAATTCATAACGCTCCGCCTTTAGATCATAAAATTTACATCCTGCCTTGGGCAAAGGTTATCGGTGAAAGATTGGTGATTGCCATGGGGGAATTGAAATGATCGGAATACCTGATGAAGAAGATGAGTATGAGCAGGAAAGAGAAAGCAGGAAATTATATCTCAAGTATATAAATGTACCTGTTGAAATCATAGCGCATCCAAATCTGCGCCCCATTGATGGATATGTCTTTGGATTGATTTTTATGCTTGCCGGAGGGAAGCGGGGGTGTTTTGCAAAAAATCATTACTTTGCAACCACTCTCAATATTCACATCAGTACCGTCGAAGAGAGTTTAGCACGATTGCGCAAGTTCGGATTCGTAATTGATAATGGGCAGATGAATCACAAACGGGCATTATGGGTGGCGCGTGGAATAATGGAGGCCAATGAACACCACGTCAATGACTTGTACGATAAAATGAGAGCCCCCCGGAAAACCCTGGGGGCTGCCCCCCGGAAAACCCCAGGACATAATATTATATCTAATAACAATAATATATCTAAAGATATATATGGAGGTTCTCAGGAAGAACCTCGTTCAAGTAGCTTTGAGAATCGAAGAATAAAAAGAAATAAAGAAGCAACCCACCAAAACGAAACCACTCCATCCCGGTATAATAATACAACACCAAGAACAAGGAAACGAACCATTGAAGTCCCGCCCACGCCTCCCGCCGCCGCCTCGGTGAAAACCGATGACTTCGTGGAATACTGGAACAGACTCAAGGGAGCAGCTCCTCACAAGAACCCCGCCACCCAAGTCTACAAGGATTGCGCCGCCGCGATCCGCAAGCTGGCGGCGGGTACGCTGTTCAAGAACAAAGCGGTTGACCCGGAGTGGATGAAGAAGCGGAGGATACCACCCAAGTATCTCAGCCGCCAGTTATCGCCCGCCCAGGTTCGCGGCGTCCTTGATTCGCTGGCGCTGCTCTACTTGGAGGGGTACTGGCCGCAGGATAAGAAGTGGGTGAAAGGTTTGGGGTTACTGGGGTTGCTCTACAACAAGATGGGCCAGAATAGCCAGGCGCTCGCCATAATGGTGACGCCGCCCGATATTATCGGCAAGCAGCAGGAGCGGTGGACAGAGGGCAAAGAGGACGACGCCACCAAAGCAGACATCGAGGTGATCCTGGCGGCGGTCGAGGAGTCCGGGCTACCCACTCCCCACCGCAGGGATGTTACGCAAGTGGTGGACACGGTGTGGAGCTGGTGGGACACCTGGGATGAAGAAGCCCGCGACCGCGTCCCCCGGCACACCAATATCCTCAACTGGTTCGGGGATTGGTTGAAGCTGAAGGCGAGGAACTGGCCCACCATGCCGATCCGGGTCATTAAGAAGGACAGCGATGTCATGCAAGAGTTCGTGGCTTGGGTGGAGCGGGATTGCTTGGGCGGCGTCAACGTAGAAACCAACGGGTTGAGGTGAAACAAAATGACGATACCAGAATATGATCAATGTGATTGTGGGAGGCGTAGGCCGCATGCAATTTGTAACCAAGCTGTGCCAACATTGAGGGACGGGGATCGCCGGCACAATACTGACAATGGCAAAGATTATGAATATGATGGTGAGAGATGGGTAGAAATTCCATTTGTTCCTTTTGCAAATACCAATAATGCAGACAAAGAGGCGGAATGAAACCCGCTGTTTTCCTCATATTCCTGACGGCTTGCAGTTCCCCAGGGGTTGAGGTCTACGCACCGCCGGGATGCGATGCCGCCGCCGTGGTTGTCGTAGAGAATAGGGCAACTACTTGCAGGGACACCGATTGTTACCAACGGATTGTGGAAGAGGTTTGCGGAGAAGTCAAATAAAACCAAGGAGGAACGAAAACCAATGCCGACAGGATATACTGCAAAAGTTGCCGAGGGAATAACTTTCAATGAATTTGTCATGACTTGTGCCCGCGCAATGGGCGCATTGGTTATGATGCGGGATGAATCGTTCGATGTGCCGATCCCGGAGCGTTTTGAGCCGAGCGATTATCACGCGACAAAGCAGGTCGCCGCCGAAATTGAATTGAATAAGCTTCGCCATATGACTTCAGCGGAAGCGGAGGAAGCTGCCCGACAGGAATTTATGGAAGAGTCGGCACGGCATGTAGAATCCATGCAGAAAAATGATGACCTCCGCAAAAAATATGAAGCGATGTTGGCCGAGGTGCAGGCATGGCAGCCACCGACACCTGATCACGACGGCATGAAGGCGTTTATGGTGGAACAGCTTACCGGCAGCATTGATTTTGATTGTGACAACAGTTACTACCGGGACAACGCACCAAAACGGTGGAACGGTCCGGATTGGCTGGAGAAGAAGATTGCTGCCGCCCGTCATGACATCGATTATCATCACAAAGAACATGGCAAAGAGGTAGAGCGAACCGAAAGCCGAAATATCTGGATAAAGCAATTGCGGGAAAGTCTCTCGTCTGCCATTTAACGACTGCTGCACCATAAACTAAACTCAACCGGGAGGATAAACAACGATATGGACCAGAAAGATTTTGAACGCGCCGCCAAGGAACTTATGGACCACTGCTGGCAGACTCTTGTGGTGAAAGGTGCAGACTATGCAAAGAACGGGGACCGCCTCCACAACTTCAAGGCGGCGGCGAGGAGGCGGGGCATCCACCCCGTCGAAGCCTTGACCGGGATGAAGCTCAAGCACGAGATCTCCATTGAGGATATCTGCCGGGATGTGGTGGGTAGTGCTGGTGTCCCGGCATCTGATAAGCTGCTGGAGAAAATCGGAGACGACATCAATTACAACATCCTGCTTTACACGCTGCTGGTGGAAATGCGGTATGAAGCAGGGGTGGCGATGCGACACGAAAAGCATCTGGAATCATTGAAAGAACACATCAATAAGAAGGGGCTTGGCCCTTTTGCTCCGTCAAAAGACGACATTGACCCTGACGAAAACGACCGCCAATCATAAGGAGCGGTCCGCATGTCGAGAGTCAAAGGCATCACCAAGCTGGAGAAAGCAGGCGAGGAGCGACAAGCAGTGACAGGGATGATCATCGACATCCAGTTCCTCCGCCAGATCAGACCAATAACCAAGCTGGAGTATTTCAAGGCACCGTTTGCAAAGACCGTGGCGCAGTGGTGTCTCGACTACTGGGATCAATACGAGGAGGCCCCCGGCAGGCAGATCGAGGAGCTATACCACGCCAAGGAGCGCGCCGGAGAACTCGATGACGACCAAGTCGATATCATCGGGCAATTCCTGGAGTCACTCAGCGAGGAATACGAACGCGGTGAGAAGCGTAGCACCGAATACGTGGCGCGGACCACAGAGGTGTATTTCCGGCGGCGTGCCCTGGAGATCCTCAAGGAAGACATCAACAATCACCTCGCCAACCGAGACGTGGAGCAGGCGGAGTTGACGCTGGCACAGTACCGGACGCCAGCCAGGGAGAACGGCCAGCACATCAACCCGTTCACCAATGAGGAGGCAATCCAGGAGGCGTTTACGCAATCCAATGAGCCGTTGTTCCGCCTGCCTGGGGCGCTGGGAGAGGCGCTAAACGACCTCTTCGTGCGGGATGGGTTCCTGGCGATCATGGCGCCTGAGAAGCGCGGCAAGACCTGGATGCTAATGTACTTCAGTAAACGGGCGGCGATGGCTCGGCTGAACCTCGTATATTTTGCGGTCGGAGATATGACGAAGCCACAGATGACGGTGCGCTATCACATCATGCACACCCACCGCAGCCACCGGAAGAAGTACTGCGGCGACATCTTGATTCCTGTCGTGGATTGCCTGCGGAATCAAGACGGAAGCTGCGACTTCGCGGAGCGGGAAGGAGAGGGCGACCTCGTGAAGACAGCGGGGCGCGACTCCAAACACACTGTCTTCCGAGAGTTCAAGGAACGCCCGGATTGGACACCCTGTGCCTACTGCGCCAGGGACCGCGTCCTAAAGAACAAATTTATCGGTGCGTGCTGGCACCGGGAGAGAAAAGCAGTAGAGCCGCTGGATTGGCGGGATGCCGTGAAGGCGGGCAAGGAGTTCGCCGACAAGGTGATGCGGGAGCGACAATTCTACCTGGATTGCTACCCGAACTCCTCCATCAACGTCCAGGGCATCGACAACGCGCTGGCTCTTTGGGAGGCGAAGGATGGCTTTGTCCCGGATGTCATTTTGATTGATTACGCCGACATCTTGGCACCTGAGGACAGCAAGAAGGATTTCAGGCACCAGCAGAACGAAACCTGGAAGGCGTTACGGAAACTCAGTCAGACCCGGAATTGCTTGGTGATAACCGCTACTCAGGCCGACGCGGCATCTTACAGTCAGAAGATGATCAACGAGTCCAATTTCAGTGAGGACAAGCGGAAATACAGTCACGTCACCGGGGTCATCACTTTGAACCAGGAGGCGGCGGAGAAGAAGAAAGGAGTGATGCGGATCGGTACGATGTTTCTCCGGGAGGACGACTTTGATACGACGCGGGCGGTGACGGTGCTGCAATCTTTGGCGACAGGGCAACCTGTGCTTGGTAGTTACTTTTAACGAGGAGAACGAACATGAATGTGACAGTGGTGAAGGAGTTTGTTTTTGAGGCCGCTCATTTTTTACCTGGCCACCCTGGCCTCTGCAAGAATCTACATGGTCATTCGTATAAATTGCAGGTAGGCGTTTGCGGCCCCATAAACGACGAAACAGGGATGGTGGTAGATTTCAAAGATTTGAAAATTCTCGTCGAGAAAACTATCATTGGCAAAATGGACCACGCTTTTCTCAACGAATTCGAGGAAGATAATTTTCCTTGCGGGCAGCCTACCGCCGAGAGAATGCTGGAATGGATGTGGCCTCAGCTCTCAAAATATTTTCCTGTGAAATTCCTCCGGCTCTGGGAAACAGCCACTTCTTACGCAGAGGTAAGCGCATGAACTCCATTTTATCTGTCAGTGAAATCTTCACATCTATCGACGGCGAGGTGAACCGGTGGGGGCAGGGTTGCTTCTCTACGTTCATCCGGCTTGCGGGGTGTAACATCCGCTGCTCGTATTGTGACACCCCGCAAGCCCTCGCCTTTAACCAAGGCCAGCCCATGACGGTTTCCGCCGTTGTAGAGGCGGTGCAGGCCACTGGCTGCCCCAAGGTGACGATTACCGGCGGCGAGCCCCTCTTCCACCCCAATTTTCCAGTCTTGCTTGAGGCGCTCCTGACAGAAGGGCTTCGGGTCAGTGTTGAGACGAATGGCACAATTCTTCCGCCTCCAGTATATGACGAGGTGTCAGAAAACCCTTTGCTTGACTGGGTCTTTGATTATAAGCTACCCAGTAGCGGAATGGCGTTGCATCGCCTGAACGACGAGGTGTTCCCGCTCCTTCTGCCCCCGCGTAGCTGGATCAAGTTCGTGATCTCCACCGAAGAGGATTTCACTGCTGCTATGGCAATGGTGGATTATTTGATCAGCGACTTTGGGTTCGATGGGGAGTTTGGGCCGCGCCTGGCTTTCTCGCCGTGCATGGATACTCCGGGGTCAATTACGCCGGAGGACTTGGTGTCGCGCCTGATTGACCGCAAGATGTTCCATGTCGTCGTGAATTGCCAGATCCACAAGTTCCTTTTTCAAGGCGGCGAGGGCTTCCGCAAAGTAATAGGCCAATAACTCCTTGAAAACAAACGGGATAAATTTTATTAAATTTTTTAGTTTTATTTCTGATTGAGATCGACTATATAACATAACTAGCAGGGAGGAATAGGCCTTCCAAAAAGCAAAGATCAAGCAAGGAGAATGTTAATGGCGTCTCATGAAAAAATCAGAATCAACGGTGTTGATCTCGCCGATACCACACCGCCCCGTGAAATCCTTTCTTTTATCGCGCAAACCGTGTTAAGGAAAGACTTGGAGTATTGGTCTCAAGACGCCTTGCATAATCTGGTAGAAGGCGTGCTTGAATTCAGCCAAGACACCCTCGTCGTCCTCCGCGACGATTTGAAGGCACGGGATCGGAAAGACGAAGCCGCGAAGTATTCGTTTTGCATCCGCGCCATTGGGAACAGCTTGAAGTATCTAGGCAACATGAAAAAGCTCGGCAAGATGCCGATTGCAAAACAATCCATCCAGCAGCTCTACAACATGGTGCTGGCAAATGAAGGCCTCGGAGATCTGCCGGGGTTCGGTGTCACGAATCGGTACGGTGATCGCCCCGTAGGGAACCCGGAGAGAAGCGGCTTTTCCTCCCATTAAACAAAGAGTTGTAGATTATTTTTAACTTTTTTAATTTTTTTCTTTTAATCTTCAAAGAAATCAATTATGATATATTTGTAGGGAAGAAGAAAGGGCAATCAAGCCCAGATCATAAAACCGAAAGGAGCTGATCATGAAGAACCAAATCTATACCATAGTTTATGCGAATGGGTTCACCGGAATGCAAGATGTAGCAGGGTATCGGTCTACTGTTCGTGGCGCTCAATTTCTCGCCAAGTCTTTTCTGAAAGATGTTCGGTTGTGCAAAGGAGTTAAAATCTACAAAGGGCAACCCGGCGGCGAAGTTATTTTCAAAACTGGAGATATTTTATAATCCCCATCAAAACGAAACCACTAGTTCTCGGTATAATAAGTAAAAGCCGGGAAAACATCGGGACTGAGAACGCAGACAGCGTTTCCGCCGAAAACAAAACCAAGAGGAGCACCACCATGGCAACCAAGAAAGAAGCAGCAGCAAAGAAAGCCACCCCCAACGCCACCCCGAAGAAGGCAGCGGAACCCGCCGTCAGCCAGGAAGAGTTGCTGGCGCTCGGTGAGGAGATGAACACGTTGTTGTTCCCCGGCGAAGAAGTTGATTTCTCTAAGATGAGCGCCGAGGAGATCGAGGCGCAGGTCAAGGCGGATGCCACCAACATCGACCCCAAAGACCAGTTCAGCGACGCCAGCAAGGCCACCCTCGCCGCCATCGGCATCGACATCGAGTGGGCGTTGCCCGCCGCAGCGAAGAAGGATATTGCTGCCGGGAAGAAAGCCGCTGCCGCCAAGAAGGATGCTCCGGTGAAGAGCGAAGCGGCTCCTAAAAAGCCCGCTGCTCCTGTCGTAAAGAAAGACCTTTTCGAAGAGCCCGGAGTAACGACGGCAATCATGATGTGCATCGTTGACAAGCACGATGTCACCAATGACGAGATCGCCGCACATGTCAAAAAGGTCACCGGCAAGGATGCTTCGCCCGGTACATTGTCGATCCAGGCCGGCGACACCCGGAAGACTCTGGCTTATATGAAGAAGGTCGGCCAGATCTAATGTCTGGTAACTCGCTCATCGAAATTGTGAATGCTCTTGATCATCGGGGCGTTCACAATTTTTCAATCAGCAGTTTGCATGCATATTTCCATCTTCAACAGAAGATCAGCAAAGGGGATGCGCATATAATCTGCCCTGGGACGCTCCATGTTTCAGGAAATCATGCTAAGACTTGGATTTTTACTGAACCTGCTTTGCGGTATAAAAAAGAGATACTTGCACTCCGGGATGACGGGCCAGTTTATTCGATTGACAAGCAGGAATGGCTAGGCAAAGATGCTCGGAGCTTTGAAGAAATTGCATATCACTTACCGACCGTGTTTGATCCGGCACAGTATCAGAATGCTAAAAAGCGGCATCAACGGCTCGTGTATCCGTTCAAGTGGCTTGATCGGGAGAAAATCAAAATTATCCCATTGGCAAAAGAGTTATTGCCCGAGATTGCAGTATTGCATGATGATTGGGTATCACATAATATCGATGTGAAAAAGGTATTCAAGATGATGTTTCCTACCGGTAGATATCTTTCTTGTGTGAAACAGGCTCTTGAAAGTGAAATTGCCCCGAAGAAAGGACTGAATATCGTGAAAGGAAGCGACGTCCCAGCGTTTACTTTCGTTTCTTGGGTTGCGATGAAAGGGCAATCCGTCCTTGCAGTGAGAGTCGCGGGCAAGCAAAAGAATCACTGTTTTGATTTGGCATATTTCAGCAGATATTGGGATATGCCATCGCAGCTTACGAATTATCTAAATACAAAAATCCTCCATGATGCCTTTCAAAAGGGCGTCGAATGGTGGAATTGTGGTGCGGAAGTCAATAAAGGTCTTCGTGATTTCAAATCGCATTATCCCCATATCCAAGTGAAGTCTTATGTGTACGGGAGATTGAAATGAAAAAAGTAATTGTTGCTTTATCGGGCGGAATGGACTCAGCCACCGTGCTCGCCAAACTGCTCCACGATGGGCACGATGCAGAGTGCTTCGCTTTCACCTACGGCAGTAAGCACAACCAATATGAAAACCTTGCAGCGCAGGCGGTAGCAGCGTATTATGGAGTACCTTGCCACGGCGCCATTGATCTCAGCGGTATCATGCGCTGGTTCAAGTCTGATCTGCTGAAGTCTGGCGGCGCGATCCCCGAAGGGCATTATAACGACTCGACGATGTCAGCGACAGTAGTCCCCGCCCGGAACATAATCTTCCTCAGTATCATGGCGGGGCTGGCTTGGTCTCATGGGGCTAGTGAAATTGCCATTGGAATCCATCAAGGGGACCACGCAATTTATCCTGATTGTCGCGCCGAATTCTACACTGCGATGAACGAGGCTATTTTGCTCGGTACTGATAATCGAGTGCGTATCGTCGCCCCGTTCCTCCATACCGATAAATCAGGCATTCTAGATTGGGGTTTAGCTCACGGCATCCCTTATCATCTGACGCGGACTTGCTACAAAGACCAGCTGTTGTCATGCGGTAAGTGCGGTAGTTGTGTGGAGCGCCTCGAAGCATTTTCTGCTCACGGGGCCACCGATCCCATTCGATACGAAAAGGAGGTGTGAGTTGTCTTATCAATCCATAGAAGACGCCGTTCGGTTTATCCTTACAGCAATTGGGGAAGACCCATATAACCGGGAAGGCTTGATCGAGACCCCGAGCCGTGTAGCGAAGGCTTACAACGAGTTGTTTGCTGGCTACAAAATGAACCCGGCGTCAGTATTCAAGCACTTTGATGCCGACGGTTGCGACCAGATGGTGTTGCTCAAAGACATCGAAATCTATTCTACTTGCGAGCATCACATGCTTCCGTTTTTCGGTAAAGCCCACATCGCTTACATCCCTAACAAGCGAGTGATTGGTGTCTCCAAGTTAGCCCGCCTCATGGACATCTTTGCTCGTAGAATGCAGATCCAAGAGCGGATCGGGGAGCAGATAACCTCGTCCCTCATGGAGTACCTTCAACCCAAAGGGGCAGCTTGTGTAATCGAAGCCCAACACTTCTGCATGAAAGCGCGGGGTGTCGGCAAGCAGCACTCCATCATGGTAACGAGCAGCCTCAAGGGATGTTTCCTTGAGGAGCCCGAAACTCGTTCTGAATTCTTCAACCTTATCAAATAAAGGACAGACATGAATAAGAATCTCTCAGACGGCTTGAAGTCGCTTGGGCAATCCTCAGGGACTATTTACAGGTATGGGAAACCGGATCGCAGCCTCCTTGAGAGGTTCCCGAGTCCATTCCATCCAGCGCAAGAAATGAACCCTGCAAACGCCACGGGAACGCTTCATATCGAGTGCCCCGAATTTACCAGCCTCTGCCCCAAGACAGGTCAACCGGATTTCGCAGTGATCGTCATCGACTACATGCCGGATCAGTGGTGCGTGGAGAGCAAGTCACTGAAGCTCTATCTCGGATCGTTTCGGAATCACGGCGAATTCCACGAAAGCTGTGTGACTCGGATCTGTAACGATCTCGTTCAGCTCCTTGGTCCGAAAGAGCTTATAATCCGGGGCGAATTTACTCCCCGCGGAGGCATTCCTTTCTGGCCTACGGCATCGTACAAGCGGCCTGAGTGATGGAGAAGATTCTGCCCATTGTCGATCCGCCTCTTCCTCGGCCTCGAATTCTTCTGGACAGCGGCGCCTTCTCTGCGTGGAACAAGAAGCTCGAGGTCGATTTTCAAGCCTACATTGATTTCGCCCTCCAGTACCATGACGTCGTAGAAGGGATTGTGGTACTGGATTCGATCCCGGGTTCTTTTGGTGAGACGCGATTGACTCCCGCTCAAGTAAGAAAAAGCGCGGAGAAAAGCTGGAAGAATTTTCAGATCATGCTTGAAGCCGGTATTGATCGAGAGAAGCTAATCCCCGTTTTCCATCAAAACGAGGAAGATGAATTCCTCCAAATGATGATTGACGAAGCCCCTTACTTCGGGTTATCTCCCGCCAACGACCGCTCCACAGTCGAGAAGATGAAGTGGCTTGATCGGTGCATGCGGCTGGCGACCGATGAAAAAGGGATGCCTCGCAACAAGTGGCATGGGTTCGCTGTAACCGCTGTTCGACTGATGCTGAGGTACCCTTGGTACTCCGTTGACAGTGCGTCGTGGAGGATTTCTGCTGCCTATGGCAAGATCTTGGTGGTGCTTAAAGCGGATCCTTTGATCGTCGGATTCTACGACATCTCTTCCAAAGTTACTTATAAGGAGGGGCACGTCGATCAATTTTCGCCGCGAGTAAAAAAGCTGTTCCAAGATCACGTCGAGTCAAAGGGATTTTGCTACCAAAAACTTCGCGACGACGCAATCTATAGATCGTTATGGAATGCCACTTCATACTTTGATCTGCAGCAACTGATCCCGGAATGGCCCTGGGCTTTCCAAGGAAAAGCTGTTGGAATGGGGGTGGTTTGATGATCTTGTATTTATCTGGATGTGACATCTACACCTTGTCTTCTGCGCTTGAAAGAGACGCCGGCATGAGAGACGCGATGCGGTCTTTCCGGACGGCAATCAAAAAAACAGGCTTGTTATATTCTTACCATTACCTCGGACCGCATGCACCAATGGAAATGCAGCTCTTAGCCTGGAATTTCCTTTATCATGGGGCAGCCCCGAAGAAACGCGATGAAACCAAACGACGAACGCGGAGGAAAAATGAAGATCAACAGAGAGACGCTGCTTCAACACTTGAACGCAGTAAAACCGGGTTTGGCTTTTAAGGAAGTCATCGAACAATCCACCTATTTCGTTTTCATGGGTGGCCAAGTCATCACCTTCAACGATGAGATCGCCGTCCACGCCCCGCTGGCGGATGGCTTCGAAGTCTCTGGTGCCGTCCCCGCCAAGGAGCTACTCGCCATCCTCGCCAAGTTCAGCGGTGACGAGGTAGAGCTGGAGGCCGGGGACAACGAGTTGAAGCTGCGGTGTGGCAAGAGCAAGGCGGGCATCAAGCTCTCCGCCGAGATCACGCTGCCGGTGGATGAAATCAAGATCCCCGAGGCCTGGATGCCGCTGCCCAAGGATTTCATCGACGGGCTGAAAGCTTGCATGCCGTCGGTCGCCCGCGACCTCACCTACCCGATCCTGACCACCGTCCATATCACCGATGACTACGCGGAGTCCACGGACAACAACAAGATCACCCGGTGGGATTGGGGGAAGGGCTGGGAGTTCGGCAAGGAAGGCCTGCTGCTGCCCATTGACGCGGTGACTGCCCTGGTGCGGTTCGCCCCCACGGATTTCGAGGTAGACGGCGGCTGGGCACATTTCATCGATGCCAACGACGTCGTGTTTTCTTGCCGTACCTCTGCTGGAGACTATCCAGACCTCACCGCGCATCTGGACATTGAGAAGATCGGGGAGCTGGTGTTCCCGGCGGCGTTGGCCGAGATGCTGGATCGCGCCGGGGTGTTCTTGAGCGGTACCACATCCGGTGACAACTTGGTGGGCGTTGAGATCACCGACAAGGGGTTGATGACGGTGCGGGGCGAAGGCGACTACGGCTGGTACGAGGAGAGCTGCCGGACGAAGTGGCTGGGGAGCGACGGCGTCAAGTTCTCCGTGCATCCCGCCCACCTCCAAGCCATCTTCAGCGTCTCAAAGGACGCGGAGATCAGCGTGGACCGCATCAAGTTCACCACCGCCAATTTCACCCACGTCGTGGCGTTGGAAGTCAAGTAAAGGAATCCACCGTGAAGCAAATGGAGGCGACGAAATGAGCTTACGAATTATTCTTTTTGGCAACGTGTATGAACTTTGTATCGGCTATAAGGCGCCTTGGTTCCAGCAAGTATGTTTGTTCTCCATCTTCCGATTGTGGTTTGACGAGAGCATGGAAGTTTCTTATGCCGAAATGATTTTCCGCACAAAAGGCAAGATAAATGACCGAGAATAAACCACACTGGACAGATGAATATTTGACGATGATCCATGATTGTGAGCAGCGGTGCAGCCAGCTCACGGAGTGGGAAACCGTTTTCATTGATTCCGTCGGCGTTCAACTGGCAAACACTGCTTCCATATCTCCTAAGCAAATTGAAGTGCTGGAGCGAGTATGGGAGCGGGTCGCGGAGAAAGGGTAGCGGTATGGTAGATCGGCGCAGGAGGTGGCAATTAAAACAAGAGCAACAAGGGAATTGTGTGCAATGCGGAAAACCCGCCGACGGGAATCAGTTTTGCCCACTTCATCTTGAAAAGCGCCGGGAGTACTATCGGAACCTTTATCGCAGAAAAGTTGGAATACCGCTAGACGCCCCTTTGAAGAAAACAGGACGACCTAAGAGATAAAATCATGGATGAATTCGTTCACCTGCACCTCCACAATGAATACTCGCTCCTCGACGGTGTCGGCACGAGCGAACAATATTGCCGACTTGCGAAAGAGCTGGGGCAGCCTGCTGTAGCGATCACTAATCACGGAAACGTGGACGGCGCCATCGCTCACCAAAAGGCTTGCCGGAAATATGGGGTGGCGCCGATCCAAGGCTGCGAGTTATATGTGGTCCGCGATCTCTTTACGCACGACAAAAAAGAGACTCGGTATCATGTCACCGTCTTGGTTGAGAACGAGACCGGGTGGCAAAACCTTCTGAAACTGCTGACCATCGCAAATCTCGACGGCTTCTACTACCGGCCAAGGGTTGACATCAAAACCCTGAAAGACCACCTGGAAGGGTTGATCGTCTTGACCGGCTGTTCGATGTCTTTTCTCAACATGAG